TAGACATATACGAAAGAGAGATTTTAAGGTTAGCTCAAAGAGAACTGCCGAGAGAAACAAAAAAGTTTTTACGTACAGAAGGCAATAAATTGAGAAAAGCTACATTGAAAAAAGCCAAAAGTAAAACCACAAAGAAGACTGGTAATTACTATAAAGGAATCAAAAGAGGGAAAGTATATCAATATTCTGGTAATAACGGTCTGTCTGTAAGAGTTTATGGTGGTAAACCTTCGCATCATGCACATTTAATAGAATATGGACATGTAATACGAAAACAAGAAGGGGGACCTGAATTGGGATTTGTTCCAGGCCTACATGTATTTGAAGAAGCTAGAGAAGAATTTACACCTATTTTTGCAAAGGATGTAGAGGATTTTATTGACGAAATGACGGAGAATTTATGATGAGATTGTTAGAGATAAATAAAGCGGTCAATGGCAAAGTAAAAAAAGCGTTAGACGGTTGTTTTGAATATCAGGTGCCTATTGTAGCTGAGGATTTAAGCGAGCCCATCATTAGACCAAGCGTTAAAATAATCTCAGAAGGAATGACAGGCGGAAAATTCAATAGTTTATGCAAAGAGAGATCTCTGACTTACAAAATATATTTTTTTCCAAAAAATAAGGAAAAACCTAAATTTGAGAATATAAGTATGCAGGAAGCGCTTGAAAGTGAATTTATTTGTGATATAGAAGTAAAACCTGATTTTATTATTCCAATAGAGGAAGTAGTATTTAACGTAAGCGATGGTATTCTTATTTGTTCTATGAGCTTATACACAATAGAGTTACTTCCAGATATGGATACAAACGAAGAAATGAATGAGTTGAAATATAGAGGAGGGGTATAAAATGGCTGTAACAATGCCTTCAATAGAAGTTGTTTTTAAACAACTTGCCGGCTCGTTAATAGAGAGGAGCGAGAGGGGAATCGCAATATTAATTATTAAAGATGACACAGATAAAAGCTTTTTTTATCGGATGTATAAAGATGCTACAGAAGTTGATAAAGACGCTAAAAAATTTACAGATGAAAATTTAAAAGCAATAAAAGATGTTTTGTCATTTCAAGTATCAAAACTCTATGTATATCGAATTGATGCTACAGAAGGGGTATTAAGTGATGCGTTAAAGCTTATTCAAAGATACGTAAAGACAGGATGGATTACTATTGCAAACGGCACAACAGAGGAATTTGAAAGTCTTACAAGCTGGATTAAAGCACGTGAACTGGAACACAAGAGCTATAAAGCGGTTGTGTATAATATGAATACTACAGACTGTATGCATCTTGTCAATTTTTGTAACGAAAAAGTGACATTTGCGGATGAACGTGGTGAGGTTGAGGGCGTTCAATATTGTCCTTCACTTCTTGGAATTTTGGCCAGTTGCAATATAAAAAGGGGGAGTACCTATTATAAATGCACCAATCTTACAAGCGTGCAAGAATATGAACTAGACGAGGGTACAGGAGATATAGAAGAAAATCGAAATAAGGCGTTAGCAGCAGGAAAATTTATTTTGTTTAATGATGATGAAGTTGTAAGAATTGCAAGAGGTATCAATTCATTAACAACAACAGACGGCATGACAAAGACGGAGGATATGAAATGGATTGATATTGTAGAGACGATGGACTTAATCAGTGATGATATTGCTAATGTATTCAAAGAGACCTATTTAGGCAACTACAAAAATAACTATGATAACCAAGTGCTTTTTATCAGTGCAATCAATACATACTTCAAGGAGTTGGAAGACGATCTCATTTTAGACAACAATTATGATAACAAAGCGGATGTAGATGTAGAGGCACAAAGGTTAGCATGGACAGGAGTTGGAAAAACTGAGGCTGAAAACTGGGATGAACAGACAGTGAAGAACAATACATTTAAACGCACTGTATATCTTACAGGGGATATCAAAATATTAAGTGCAATGGAAGACTTGAAATTTACTGTATGGCTTTTCTAAAGGAGGGATATTAAGTGGCATTCAATTCAAATAGAGTAATGGTTGGAACAAATGGCTACTTATGGCTGAATGGAATATTGTTGTCCCAGATTAAGAAAGTAGAGGCGAAAGTAACAGGATCTTTTGAAGAGATTGGGGTATGTGGAAATTATGGGACCCCATTTGTTTATACTGGATGGTCTGGAGAAGGTACAATTACATTGCAGAAAATAGACAGTACAGCAATGAAAATAATGGGAGATTCCTATCAAAAAGGAATCATGCCTGAATTAAAGATTATTTCAAAGTTAACGAATCGTGCGACAGGAAAATCAGAAAGGGCAGCAATGCTAGATGTTGTATTTACTGAGTTTTATTTAGCTAATTTTGAAAGTAAGGGATTAATTGAGGAAGCCATGCCGTTTAAATTCGGTGATTATCAGATTTTAGAGTTAATTTGATAAAAAATATGAGGGAAAGACGCCTAATAAGGGTGTTTTTTTTATGCCTAAAAAAGGAGAGTATTTAGATATGAACAAAGAACAGCATAAAAGAATTACATTCAGTCAATTGGTAGCAAGGAAACTACAAAGAGACCAAGATAAAATGAAGGTCAAAGAAATTTATATTCCATCAATGGAGGGAACGATGTTGTTTAAAAAGGTCCCCGAAGATGATCTTTTGGAATTATTCAATGGAAGAGTTGAAGATATTCGTGAATTAATAGAGGCAGAAAGGCAATTGATTTATAAAAGTTGCCCTGATTTACAAAATACAGAATTACATAAAAAAATGGGGATTGAAGACCCATTTGATGTTGTTAAAGCAATATTTGAAATACAAGAAACAAATGAGATTGCAGAAGAGCTAGCAAAGTTTAATGGCTTAGATGATAGATCTAAAAAAATAAAAACAGAAATAAAAAACTGATTACGCACGATGCAGAATTCTCTATGTATGCCTTTTACTGTGTAAGAGGATATTCTTTGGATGATTTAGCCCAATCAGATTTTTATACAAAGTGTTTTTTGTATTGTGCAATGGAGCAGTTTTATGAGGAAGAACAAGAGAAATATAATAGTATACTAGGCAAAGGATAAGGTGATTATTTGGGAAAAGTTATCAACACGATCCTTAACCTTAAAGACAACTTTAGTAATGTATTAAGAAGAACAAACGAAAATACAAAGAAATTTACCGCTACACTAAATCAAGCCAATAGTGCTGCAGATTCTATTATCGGCAGCTTTGGAAAGATGACGAAAGATGCTCTATCTCTTGGCGGTGTATTTGCCGGTGCCAGTATTGGTTTAGGGATAAAATCGTTTACTGATTATGATTCTGCAGTTAGACAGGCGGTATCCACAACGGGTGCATCAGTGGAGGAATTTAATCAGTTAAAGGATGTTATGAAAGGTGTTTATGGTAATAATTTTGGAGAGAGCTGGGAAGATGTAGGCGAAAGTGTATCTACGGTACAGAAGTATTTGAGTGGCACAGGTGAGGATATTCAAAAAGTTACTGAGAATGCCATTATGTTTAGAGACGTATTTGGCAGCGAAGTTTCGGAAAGTATGCGGTCTGTGGATACCCTTATGAAAAATTTTGGTATCAGTGCAGAGGAATCTTTTAACCTAATTGCCCAAGGCTATCAAAATAATCTTGATTTTTCAGGTGAATTGATTGACAGTATCAATGAATATTCAGTACATTTCCAAAAGGTGGGCATTGATGCAGAAACTATGTTTGCCATGATAAGTGCAGGTGCGGAAAATGGAGCCTGGAATGTAGATAAGATCGGAGATGCAGTCAAAGAGTTTTCCATTAGGGCAATTGACGGAAGCGAAACGACGAAAGAAGGCTTTAAAGAATTAGGACTTAACGTAGCTCAGATGGAAAAAAAATTTGGTGCAGGTGGAGAGTCAGCAAGAGAAGCATTCAGCCAAGTGATAGAAGCACTAAAAGGGATGGACGACCCAATTAAAAGAAACACAGCAGGTGTAAATCTGTTTGGCACAATGTGGGAAGACTTAGGGCCCGCTGTTGTAACAAAGCTGAATGATCTGGACAATGGATTTGACAAGACAAAAAATACCATAGAAGAAATCAATGGAATAAAGTATTCTGGTTTTTTGAACAGTATGAAAGGGATTGGCCGTCAGATTCAAGTGGCATTTATGCCAATAGGTGAAGCACTTGTACCATCTTTAAACGATCTAGCCAATTGGCTAGATGATAAATTGCCAGGAGCAGCGCAGAAATTTGCTCAATTTATTACAGATCGTATTGTCCCTGCTATTGAGTTTGGAAAGAATCGCATTGATGACACGAAAAAGGCATTTCAGTTCTTAAAAGATAATATGGACATTATTATTCCTATAATTTCTGGTGTCGCGGCTGGATTTACCGCCTTTGTGGTTGTGACGAAAGCAGTTAAATTATTTGATGCATTTAAATTAGCTACAAAGGAAGTAACATTAGTCCAGTTATTATTGAAAAAAACGTTGTTGGGCAACCCATTTTTTTGGATTGCGGTAGCGATAGGTGCTCTTGTTGCAGCATTTGTCTTAGCATATAAAAAAAGCGAGACATTTCGAAAATTTGTTAATGACTTGTGGGAGAAGTTAAAAGAATTTGGCGCAGGGCTTAAAGAAACAGTTATAGCAAAGATACAAGAGTTGAGTGAATGGTTTAGTACAAAAATTGTACCGTTATTGAAAGAAATTGGCGGAAATTTAGAAGATTTATGGAATAATGTTTTACAGCCTGTAGCAAGTTATTTGCTCTCTGTTTTTGGGAAAGCGTTTGTATCAACATTCGAGTATGTCAAAGAAAATGTAGGTGATGTCATTGGATTTCTTCAAACGCAGATAGAAAATATATTACAGATTTTTAATGGTGTGATCGAATTTCTTACAGGACTTTTTACACGTGACTGGGAAAAGGCTTGGGAAGGAATATGTGATATATTTTCAGGGATTGCAGGAAGTATAAAATCTATATTTAAGGGCGCATTAAATGTGGTAATAGATGTAATTAATGGTTTGATTTCTGGTGTTAACGGTATTGCGACGAATGTTTCAGATATTCCAGGTTTAGGCTGGGCTAAAGGTATAAAAATACCATTAATTCCTACATTTGCAAAAGGAACTAATTATTTTAGCGGCGGTATGGCACTTGTAGGCGAAAAGGGTCCTGAGATTGTAAGGCTGCCAGGGGCTAGCAAGGTCATAACAGCAGAAAAAACAAGAAATATACTTACAAAAAATCAGCAATCAGTTCAGATTCAAGTACATATACATGGAAATTTTTATGGAAATGAGGAAGCTGCAGACCAGTTAGGGGAACGTGTAGCGAAAAAAGTGTTGGCAACTTTAGCAAATACATAAGGAGTCAGAGAAAAATGGATATTATTATATCAGCAAACAATAACGAAACGGTTTTAGTTTTGCCGGTTATACCTGAAAAGATGCCAGAAATGTCACAAACGTATAACCATACAACCTTTGATGCTGTAGCTCAAGAGATCAACTTAATAGGGAATAAAGGATTAAGGACTGTCACTTTACAGTCCTTTTTTCCTGTCAATAAAAATTATTCATTTCAGAGGCCTGGAAGCGAGAAAGATGGTTGGAAATACGTAGCATTTTTTAATAGATATGCTGATTTAAAGGTACCTATTAGAATGATTTGGTTAGACGATTTACAAGAGATATCAAATATGGCATATACCATTGAAAGTTATGCATTCCAGATCAATAAAATTAAGGATATCGACTATACTATAGAGCTGAAAGAATTTAGGTTTGTTGATGCAAAGAAGGTGGTTTAAATGGATTACCATCTTTGTATTATAAAAGGCAAAGAGATATACGATATTTCAGATTATGCTGGTAGTATTACATGGAATGATAGTATTGATACATTGGGAATGCAGCTTAGCTTTAGCATAGGAATTTCTATGGACCGCTATCAACCAGCATTAAATATCGATCCTGGAGATATTGTCATATTTAGAAACAAAGTAGAGATATTTCGGGGGATTATTGTCAGTAAGGATATAGGCAGGACAGAAAATAGTTTTACCGCATATGATTTTTGTTTTTATCTGAATAAAAGTAAAGTTATAAAACAATATCATAAAATTAACGCAGCTGTAGCAATTGAACAACTATGTACTGAATTAAATATTAAAGTAGGAAGTATTGCGCCTATGAGGTGCCTGATTACTCATATTTACTATGAAAGTACAGCAGCAGAGATTATGGATGATATTTTAGAACAGGAAAACCAAGAAACAGGAAAACAGTATTTAAAAGAGATGCGCGGAGATAGTTTTTATATTTTCGAACGCACATCAAAACCGATAATAGCTACATTTAAACCCGCGTTTAATATAGCAGAATTTAATATAGGCATTGCAATTGGGAACCCAACTAGAAATTTGAGTATAGAAGAAATGAAAAATTCTATATTGATAGTATCAGGAAATGAGAAAAGCGTTCGGATTCTTGCGTCAGCAAAAGATGAGGAAGGAATTAGCCGTTATGGCTTACTTCAAGAAATAGAAAAAGTGGATGAAAAGGACAAAAATAAGGTGCGATATATTGCTCAAAATAAATTGTCTGAATTGAATCAAGTATCTGAGACAGTAAGTGTAGAGCTATTGGGCAACGATGAAGTTAGAGCTGGTCGAGTATTAACACTATCAGAAAAAATGACAGGGATTGAAGGTAGTTATCTGGTAAAGGCATGTAACCATACATTGTCTAATGGAGTGCATACAATGTCAGTTGAATTGGGGGCGGTATAATGGAAGATTGGGCTACGCAGTTAGCAAGAGAATTCAGATCGCGGGATAATCCTAATACAATTGGGCCTATTATTGGGACAATAGTCTCACCGCCACCAGATTTAAATATTAGTATCCTTGAAGGACAGGTTTTTATTACAAAATGCTACGTTTTGGATTATGTATTAAATGATTATACAAGAACAATCAGTATTCCAACGACAACGGCGATGGGGACAGGTGTGACAAATGCTGTAAATGATGGTGGAGATCACGCGACAGCGCACAGTCATTCAGTATTGCTACAGTCGATTGCACTCAGTCTTGTACAAGTTGTTTTTAACGATACACTAAAAGTAGGGGATCAAGTACTTTTGATACCTACAGGAGATAACCAAGTGTACTTTTTAGTAGGTAAGGTAACATTGTTAGAGGGGTAAGGGGTGATTAGATGTTTCCAGAAATTAAAACTGATATCGATCAACTGAACCAGTTATATAACGATGAATCCTCCAATATCAAACCAATTGGGAAGACTTTTGTTTTTAATTATAAGACAGGTCAACATCTATTAATTGATGGTAGAATGGTAGAATGTACCTTAAATGAGGCAATTTCTCAATGGATAGAAAAAGTATTGAGAACGGCGTTGGGGAAGTATGGAATCTACATAGTGGATGAAGATGAAGACTTTGGCATCTCTATTTATAATTATATCGGAGAAAGAACATTACATATGGGATATGTGGCATCTGAACTAAAAAGGGAGATTACAGAACAACTTTTAAAACATCGGTATATTGAACGTATAGAGGATTATACAGCGCAGAGGAATAGAAGAACGCTAGAAATCACATTCAACGTTGTACTAATCACAGGTGATAGTCTTGGGAAGGAGCTTCAAATAGATGGATTATAAAAAATCATCAGATATAATTCAAGACGAGATGCTGTCAGAAATAAGTGATTCTTATGAGAAAAGCAAAGGCTACTTTTTATGGGATATTTTAAAAGCAATAGCGATACGGCTAAAAGCGATTTTATATGATTTACAGACGGTAGCAGATGCCCTGGATGTAGAAAATTTATCAGGTGAAAGACTAGAGCGTTTTATCTATCAACGAAGTGGCTTAGAAAGAAAGAAAGCGACTTACTCAAAAGGTATTGTGACAGTGACTGGAAATGGTGTTGTAACCAAAGGGGACTTTTTTGAGACCGAAGGTTTTATTCGGTTTCAAGCATTAAAGACAGTACAAGTAGTAGAGACAGCAACGGTAGAAGTTCAAGCAGTCGAACCAGGTATCTCAGGCAATGTGCCAGCAAATACTATTATAAAAATACCAGTTACGATTACAGGGATTTCAAAATGTACAAACAAAGAAGCGACTTCGGAAGGATACGAGTCAGAAGATGATATTGACTTAAAGACAAGATATTATGAACGTCTAAGAATGCCAGCAACTTCTGGAAATGTTTATCACTATAAGCAGTGGGCAAAAGAGATACAAGGGGTGGGAGGCGCAAAAGTGTTCCCTCTCTGGAATGGGAATAATACTGTAAAGGTAATTATTATTGATCAAGACAGGTTACCAGCATCAAAAGAACTCGTTGCAGATGTTCAAAACTACATAGACCCTGGAATAACAGGGTCGGGGGAAGGGCAAGCGCCAATAGGAGCATTCTGTACTGTGGAAAGTGCAATTGCAAAAAATATTGACATATCCGTGAAGATTACACTTGTACCAGGATATGAGATATCGGTTGTGAAAGAATCAATCAAGGAAAAAATAAAAAACTATCTCTCAGATATTGCCTTTACAAAAAACTATATAAGTTATGCAGTTATAGGAGCAAGTATACTAGCTGTTGAAGGTGTTCTAGATTATGAAAATTTAAGGATCAATGGTATGACTGGAAATATAGAGTGCAAGGATAATGAGGTGATGGTTTTAGGGAGTGTGAATCTTGATGAATAATCAGGATAAAATTTTAAAATTGTTGCATAAGGTTTTCCGAAATGACCGAATCACAAATGAAATATCCAAAGTTACAGGATATCAGATAGATAGAATAGAGCTTCAAATATTAGATATAGATCATCAATTTTTTTTAGATACTGCTACATGGGGGCTTGATATTTTTGAGAAAGAATTAAACTTAGAACATGTTTCCGCAAAGCCTGAATCCGAACGACGCTCTGTAATATCAGCTAAGTGGCGCGGTGCAGGTAAACTTACTTTAGAACTGATCAAACAAACGGCGGATGCCTTTATCAATGGAGAAGTAGAGGTTGCATTTACTGGAATTATTGAAATCAACTTTTCAAGTCAAATAGGCCGTCCACCCAATATGAATGATGTGTATCGCGCTATCGAAAACATCAAGCCAGCACATTTAGGAGTAAAATATATATTTCGCTATCGGATACATCAGGAGTTAAAAGAATATTTGCATTGGGAATTACAGGCCATCACGCACAATGAAATACAATCAAGAGAGGATTTAGAGGATAAGATAGTTAACCGCTATTATATGGATGTAGTGAATCAGGGATATACCTGTGATACAGAAAGCACTGATAGGCAGATTGTACGAGAAAAATTTCGAAATGCAGTTTTACAAAAGTTGACAGATAATGGTTATGACAAAAACGGGAATCCAATTCATAATTTTATATTTTAGGAGGGGACGCAGGTTGGCCGCATATACACCTAATTATCAGCTAAAAAAACCAGCACAAAATGAAGTTTATAACATCGATGATTTTAATAGCAACGCAGATATCCTGGACACAGAACTAAAGACATTATCTGACAAAGCGGGACAAGCCCTTCCGATGGATCAATTTACACCGGAGGAAATTTTAAAAAAGTTAAAAACAGTAGACGGCAAGGGAAGCGGGTTGGACGCTGATCTGTTCCAGGGAAAGGAAATCATTCCTGTTACAAATGGCGGCACAGGCGGAAAGACAGCACCAGAGGCTATTAAAAATTTAGGACTTTCCGACGCGTTTTATCCTGCAAATTCAAAACAATACATACTGAATGGTTCGGAAGTAAAAGAAGGGTGGTATACCCTCATTAAGTTTAAAAACAATATAGCATCTGCTGTCATCCGGCTGTATGCCACATCCCACTGGGAGGAATCCTTGTGGATTTTTATTGACAGCAATTTCTTCTCCGGTGCGTCACCGACCATCAATATTATTGGCAATTCCTATACATCGATTATTACAAAGTTTCGATGCAACTGTGATACCAGTGGAGAAACAGGTACTTTTACCCTTGACGCCTATCTAAAGCCGTTAGAAACACGGAGCCATACATTGCAGCTGCACATATACCAAAATATAAAAAACTGCATGGAACTGCCGGAAACGATAGCACTGTCAGAGACAAAAACAGAGCGTGCAGTTGTAGAGCATCACGTGCCATGTGGGTTCGAGAGCAGTTTCATGAAAAACGTTGTACAGTCAGCATTGGAAGGGGGCGCAAGTGTGATAAAGTCAATCCAAAGAGGCACGGTAATAGCAACAAATAACCAGAAGGATGCTACAATCAAGATTTCAGCGGTAAATAAAGACAAAGCGGCAGTGTTCGTCAATGGGGCCACCTCAGGGGTTTACCAAAGCGATTATCTAGCGCCGGCAATGGTGCTGACAGACGCTACAACATTGGCCTTGATTGTGCCGAAAGNTACTATTAAAAGGAGGCGGAAAGATGGAGGAAGAAAAGAAGGAGTATATTTATGCGCAGCTAAACGAGGAAGGCATCTGTTTTAGTTTGTCTCACTTATCCGGCCCTGTGGAAAGGGAAGACATGATTCTTCTTTCTCAGGAGACAGACTGTCTGGGAAAACGGTATCATGATGGTATTTGGGAAGAGGTGGCGCAACCAGAACCTGAACCAGATAAAGACGAATGGATACAAGCGCAGCTTTTGTTACATCAGGCAGAAATTATTGCTGGACAGAAAGAACAGGATGAAACATTAGCGGCACTTTTATTAAATAGTTTGGGGGTGTGAAAGATGTTTAAAATCGTGAAAAGGTATTATGACAGAAAGCTTTATACAGCAGAGGATGTAAAAAAGTTTGTATGTGCTGGTCAGCTGACAGCAGAAGAGTATGAACGAATTACAGGAGAAGGTTATACAGAATAAATTTGGTAATGAGAGTTCCGGCCGGACTCTTTTTTTATTACAACAAAACAAGAAAAGATCTATGATTTAAGGAGGAAAACATAATGAAAAAATATGCGTACATTGACAGAAGTGGAATCTTACATATCTCAGCAAACAAGAACACAGCAGCGGAGTATAGTGCAAACGGTAAAGTGGTAATGACGGAGATGACAGCCATTCACGGGTATCCAGTCGTTAATGGAGAGGAGATTATTGTCTATTCACCAGAAGAGATGAAGCTTGACGCAAAGGGCGATGTGATTGAGGTCATTCCAGAGCTGGCAGAGTTATACAATAAATGCAAATGATAGATAAGGGGCGGGGAAACCGCCCTTTTTCTTTTTAAAGAGGTGAGGACATGACAGAATGGGGCGTAGTAGGGGTATTGGTTGTATTAGCGGGACTGTTTTTTACGGTGGGGAAACCTATCTTTTGCCTAATTACAGCCATTGAGAAGCTGACGCACATTTGCAGCGAGCTGAGCAATAAGTTTGAAAAGTTTGAGACAGAAAACAAGGACAGCCACCGCAGAATATGGGAACACAATACGATGCAGGATGAACGGCTGAACGATCACGACAAGAGAATCCATGTCTTAGAGATGGGAGGAGGGGAAAAGAATGAGGATTAACTGGAAGGTGAGATTTCAAAATAAGACTTGGCTGGTAACTTTTTTAACGGTAGTGATAGCATTTGTCTATCAAGTTTTAGGAATGTTTGACATTGTGCCGACAGTGACACAGGATATGCTGGGACAGCTCATTATGGCGGTGGTGAATATTCTAGCTGCGGTAGGGGTAGTAATAGACCCAACGACGGTGGGAACAAAGGACAGCGAACAGGCAATGATGTATGAGAAACCGAAGGAGTAAAGAAATGAGTAAATATGGATCAGGATTTTTATCTATAGAAGATGTTTCTGAATTAGAAATACAAGAAGTGTCTGAAATACTCAAAAGATATAAAGTTCCAAGAGAGGAAAGAAAAGCTGTAATAGGTACGATAAAACAGGTGTACTATATGCTTACTCAGAGCTATGATGCCGCTGAGATTTTAGAAAGGAAACTTGAGGAAATGGGTGTAAATACGGGTGCCTTAGTGATAGAACGTCTTGCGAAAAGGGAGATGATCCACAGTGGAGATTAGGCGAGATATTTTAAAATCCTGGCATAGATGCAGACCGAGCGGGACATATGACAAGACCTCTATTACCATCCATTCCACCGGTAATCCCGCTAGCAGTGCCCAAAATGAACGGGATTGGCTGGATAATCCATCCAACAGAAGGGAAGCCAGTTGGCATTATGTGGTAGACGAAAAAGGGGTAATACAGGCAATTCCAGACGAGGAAGAGGCGTGGCACTGCGGTAACACCATCGGCAACCGGTTTTCTATTGGGCTGGAAATCTGCGAAGGCGGCGACAGGGAAAAAACGCTGAGAAATGCTGTCAATTTTGCTGTGCAAAAAATGAAGGAATACGGGTTTACTCTGACGGATATTGTACGACACTACGACTGGACGGGAAAAAATTGTCCCCGAATCTTAATTGACAAAAAGTATATTAAAGACGGCATGGACTGGGAATGGTTTATGAAAGAGATTGAAAGCCGTTTGAGGAAGGAGAAGGAAATGGAAAAGGTATATAACTGGACGTTGGAGGTCCCTGAATGGGGAAGGCCAACGGTGCAGAAGCTGCTGGACAAAGGATATTTACAAGGCAATGAAAAAGGCGAGTTAGAATTGACCTATGCTATGCTGAAACTGCTTGTCATTAACGATAGAGCAGGGCTATATGACTAAAAGACCAGGGGGAAACCTCTGGTCTTTTTTTGTATTATGGAACTTTAGAATAATCAACAATAGAAATATCCTGCATTAGTTTTTGGCAGATCCTATAATTTTACATAATTTTTTACTACATTAAAGAAAGATATGAAGGAAAAGGGCCTAGAGGAGACGAAAACAACAAATTATATTTTATCCGCTGGAAAGAGGTCATTAACAAGAGATTTGACACAAAGGCATTTGAAAGAGAGCATGGCAACATGTATAACCAATACTTAAAACAGACAACGACAAGACGACTCACAATTGCCTGAGAAAAAAGAGGACTTCTCTTAGATAACACAAGATATATAAAAAATATTTGTTGACGTACTATATATAGTGTTGTATAATAATAAAGACTGTTTTATATTTACAAACTTCTTAAGCCCTGAGCGTGGCTAAAAACCGCTCACTTTCTTTTTTATGGGGGCGGTAGCGTTGACTAATGAGGAACTTGTGTTATGCATTCAACAGGGGAAAGAAGAGTATATCCCCGACTTGTGGGAGCAAGTAAGAAAGCTTGTGTGCATGATGTGTGTCAGATACTACCATTCTAAACAGGAAAGATGTGCGGCGGCTGGGGTTGATATAGACGATTTAGAGCAAGAGGGATATAGCCGTACTAAAGGCTGTGACGGGTATAATAGTGGATTTGGCCTATGAAAGAACATGGGTACCAGCTCAACGGAATACACAGCGTTAAAGCTAATAGAACGANACATGGACGGTTGTTTTATTTTTCCGCGATGTATTCTTGAAAAAACCTCTACAATTACGGCATAGTTTTTATTTCCGTTAAAACATTTGCAATTATAATTTATGGTTTATATTTTCTTGCAAGTGACAAAAATGATAAGAAATGGCGTAAAATAGACGTTTTTATTTGAGAAAATTTAATATTTGATTAAATCCAAGCATAAACCCCAAAAGTCTAAACATGATGAAAAGCGCATAAAATGGGGATTCTTAGTTTTACACTATAGCATAAATTTATGTATTTTTTCTATAAAAGCTAACACGGAAGTAACAAATTTCCATAGAATTTTATATCAAATTGACATTACAAAGAAGCTCGTCAAGGGCTTTATGAGTGTAAATTTTTTCAGTGATATCCGAAGTGGCGTGCCCCATAATTTTTTTCGTAGCGACACTGTTCGCACCTGCTGAGTTCATTAAAGAGGCGAAAGTGTGCCTGCCGTCATGCGGTAAATGAGACATATTCAGCGTACTCATGAGAGAGGAAAAAGCGATCCTGTATTTCTCATAACTTAATGCATGGCTGTTCTCTTCAATGAGATATATGTGGTTTGTGTTATACCTCTTTTGGATAAATGGCAGTACTTTGTTGTTGATGGGGATAATTCTGTCTGTTCCGGCTTTGGTTTTCTTTCCAGCAATGATATAACGTTCTTTCAAATGAACATTTTCTGTTTTAATTTCCAACATTTCAGAAGGTCTTAGACCAGTATAGATCATAATCAATACAGTGTCCGCTAGAGGCTGGAAAAACACACAGTCAAAAAGCATTTGAATTTCCTCTTTTGTAAATGCTTTATGTATATTAGATTGGGGTTTACTGTCCAGCTTGATAAAGGCAGCATAGTTTTTTGTTACAATGTCAAGTTCAAGAGCAATGTCATACATTTGGTGTAACAGCGTTTGAATGTGGCTTTTAGTTTGCCACCCCCTATTTATACCGTCTATAAGGGCCTGTAATTGATAAGTTTTTAAGTCCTTGATACTTTTATCGTGAATAGGTTTTAAATGCTTGTAAGCGGTAGTATAAACGTTAATACCGCTTTTAGATATTTTGTCAAAGCGTCTTGATTTGAATATTTCCCATAAATCAGAGATAGTAGAACGGGATAAATCTAAGTCATAGGG